ATTATCCATATGCTTACCAGCGACAACTTGCATAAGTTGTTCCTTGCTATGGCGCAATGCCCATAGGTACGTCTTCATATACCGCAAGTACTGCTTGCCGTCTATCTTAGGGCTTTTGTTTGTTTTCATCTATAGTACGAAAAATTCTTAGTGCGATTTGAGGGACAATGGCGTTACCATAGCCCATTATACTTTCTTTTCTCCACTTAGGAAGGGCAAGTCCGTCCAATTCAGTGGGAAGCCCATCATCTCCGCTACAAAGTGGGGATTTAATTGGGAAGCCGTCCCAAATTTCGGATGGTCCACCTTGTTCGGAATGAACATTGTCATCTGACGTAATGTTAACTGCTGATTGATTCCTTTCTCCTTGTGTCTGAGAACCGATGCTATGTAAGTCTGTGGCATCTTGGCCGAGTTCCAATCGCAAGCGTTTGGTGTTGGAAGCAATCCCCTCATTGCCATTTGGCTCAGACCCAAGATGAATGGAGGATTCCCCATCGCTATCTGCTTGAGATTCCGTGCGTCCACCTTCGCTGGATTCGCTTCGTCTTGCATCGCTGTTGGCGTGGGCAATAATCCAGACTCTGTCTCTGCGATGCGGGGCGTTAACGCTGACAGCTGGTAATACAAACGTTTCGACTTCGTAGCCTTCACCTTCCAAGTCAGCGTACACCTCTTCGAGAACCAATCCGTCCGACCAATTAAGGAGTCCACGAACATTCTCCCCCACGACATATTTGGGTCTGATGTCTCTGATTGCTTGGAGCATATAGGGCCAAAGATGGCGTTCATCTTCTTTTCCCATCCTTTTTCCAGCGGTACTAAAGGGCTGGCATGGAAAACCACCGGAGAGGACATCAATTTTTCCTCTCCAAATTCTAAAGTCAGTTGTCTTGATATCTTCATAAGATTCGGCCTTGGGCCAATAAAAACTACATAATTTTCTACTAAAGGGGTTGATGTCGCAATGGAATTTATTATCCCATCCCATCCACTCGGCTGCTAAATCAAAGCCTCCTATCCCACTAAATAAACTACCGTGATTCATGATACTCTCTTTTTAATCTATCCATTATCTCCATAGCCTCATCATAAGTCTTCATCTTCGTCCGAGTCCCAAATTCCCATAACTGATGACATTGCGAACAATAAATCATAAAGTTTTCGGGATGATTCCTCAGACTCGGATAACTTCCTTTGGTAATGATATGCGAGATGTACATCGGACTGAAGTGTGGTAGATGCACTCCACACTCCTGGCATTGATGTGGACGTGACTCCCACATAACCTGATACCATTTTATATCCTTTTTGCTCATCCAACTCTGAAAATTCTAGTTCCTTTGTTGTTCGGTCTCCAAGTTACCTTACCCTCCTCAGATTGTATAGTCGTATTATTACCCATATAATTCTTAATGAAATTAGCTGCTTCTCTCTTCTCATCATCTAGAATAGATATCTCAGAGTTTTTAACTTTGTATTGGAGTATAAACTCATCAATCTCTGGAGTAGACACAATCGTATTCTCCTCAGGATTGGCGAACTTCTTATTTAAGAATTCCGAATAGGCTTCTGTACCATCTGGCGGAGGAGCGTATTGCTCGTAGTCCTCTCCTAATTCTAATGCTAATCGACCTGCCTCAACACGTGTCCAGAACTCTAGAGTCATACGTGCAATCATTTCAATCATTTCTGAGTCCCGATCGAACTTGTGAACCTTTAGATTTCTCCCATCCTCAAGAGAAACCAAATAGCCGGTATCAAGTGCAAGACCCATAAGATACGTCTGTAGTTGCAGGTAGTAAGACGGTGGAATGCCGCCCTCCCACTGCTTGCTACTCCATCCACTAATCGTCTTAATCTCAATAATAGCTTCCACATTTTCCAAGTTAATTCTACCATCTCTTATTCTTAAGTTTTTTGTTTTGATTTGTAAGCGGTCAGGCGAGAAGAATAGATGCGGATACTCTGGATTTACAACGTAACCCACCGGCTCATACAAAGTTCTGACCTTATTCTGACTCTCATAATTACGGAGCATACTCTCATCATCCCCATCCCAATATTCAAATATCTCAGCAACAGTCTTTTCCAAAATGGTTCCCATAAACATAGGAATATTGGGTTCAACCTTCTGAGGGATCAAACCAATCTTCTGGTAGTACAGTTCTGCTGGAGATTTCCAGGAGTTAACACCCATTAAGGTTCCAATCTCTGAGGCCCCAAGTCCACGTGAGCGGAATGCTAACCACTCATCGTAGCTCTTGTCCTTATTGATTTGGACTATCTCAAGACCCATTCCTCGAACTGTTGTGCAAGGTGGAACGTCATCTCTTTAACTTCGTCTAGACTCTTACCTTCTAGATTCATTGTAGAGATTATATTTACGGCACTTTTCAACGAAGACTGCCGAATTATAGAACGCTGTTCCTGCCCATAGTGTTTCATATGAGCAGGTTCAATCGTTTTTCCTATCTTACTAGCTAAGGTCATATTGTTTACGCCTCTTGACATTTTTAGAAGGGGAGATCATCGCCATCATTCATTGACTCAGAATAAGGATTTACTCCGTAGTCTTGAATGATATCCCTTTGTACGGCTGGCGTCAAGTTTTTAGTAAACTCATTTACCTTGTCTACTCGATAAGCCTCAACCTCTGACCAATCGACAGAAATCACTTCTCCTTTTTTATTCTTTAATTCCTCTGGAGCAGGTACACCATCTTGACCTACTTTGTAAGCCCACTTCATAGTCTCTCCATTCTGTTTCAAGAATAAGGCGGATCTCTTTTTATCGTCCACGATTTTCAAATTTGGAATGAACTCTACTCTCTGGTTAGGATCAATTGCTGGGCAACAATGTGCAAAGGCAATAAAGTAAGCTGTTTGCTTACTAGGCTCTTCGCCTTTCATTCTAATCTGCAATTGATACATCTGGTCGTCTTCCAATTGGATGCACAAATCTGTACCATAAAGGTGCTTCCTTGTACTGATACCACGAATGAAACCTTCTACTGAGTCAAATAAGACATAACTGTCTCCTTCTTTCTTTGCAATCTTACCTTCTCTGATGGTAAGATACGTTACTGGGGTTGTTTTTTCTTTTAAAGCCATAACTATATTTGCCACAAATATAATAACAAATTTGTTATTTGCAAATATTTTTCGTAAAATTGTAAAATATTATGAATACAGAACTAAAAAATAAAATCCTCGAATTAAAGATGAAATTAAAACGTGGCGATATGGCACGTATTGTAGAACTCACTGCACGCTATGGCATTCAGAAGTATGATGTGTACAACATTTTAAATGGTAAGTCTTTGGTAGATCATCAAAAATTAATCATCATTATGAAAGAAGTCAAGAAGTGTGTAATTGAAAATCAAAAGTATCTTGAAGAGTTTGAAACTCATATGAATGAGTTATAATGAACTACGATGAATTAGATAAGAAAATCATAGGTATTCGTAAAAGAGGTCTTAATAAAATATTAGAAGACACTTTGATTGCAGATATACGTGGTGAATTTTATGAAACCGGCATCGTAGAAAAAATGGATAATATTTCGCAAAGATTCAAACGTAATGTTAAATTTCTTAGTCGAATTCATGGGTCTACTTGCGCTGCAAGTAAGATACGGGAGAACATGGGAATTACAACCGATAAATACTTCAACGATGTTGTATTTTTTGAATCTCGTTTACAAGGACTAAAAACTCCATTGATTGTCGCTGAGTTTTACGGCCTGCCCGTAGAATTACTTTTATTCTCAGATTTAGAAGCAAATGAAGAAAGAATTAAAACAGAATATCCTGCTCTTTTCAAACAAAGTAGATATTAAGCCTTTATCGGTGAATAACGCTTGGCAAGGGCGTAGATTTAAAAGTCCTGAGTATACTGCCTACGAAAAGGAAGTACTCCTAAAGCTCCAGGCGTTTGATTTAAGCAACGTTAAGGAACCATTGGAACTCTCCATGGTAGTCGGTCTCAGTAATACAGCCAGCGATGTCGACAATGTCGTTAAACCCTTTGTTGATATACTTCAAAAGAAGTATGGTTTCAACGATAAATACATCTACAGATTGATTGTAGAAAAAAAGATTGTCGTGAAAGGGGCCGAATTCATTGAGTTCTACATAAAAAGATTAATTCCTCGGCATTACATACTTGACTTTTTAGATTAAGTGTATTATGTTTGCACCGCAGTCCACACTTTTTGATGGGGGTATGTCTTGATGGACTGTGTGGGGATGAACGAGAAAGTATCTTGGGAATCACAAAACCACATCACCTGAACCAATTTTCACAAAGGCTTTTTTTAAGGCTTTTAAAGGAAAGGGGGGAAAGGGGGGTATGGTTTAAATGGTGGTTCACCCAAGAAAGATGTACTACAGAGACGGAGTTAACCAGAGACAAGGTCCAGAGTATACGAAATATCTATAGGCTATAATTGTGTTTTGTCATTAAATTTTACTAAATTTGTAATTAATGGCATTTACTATAACAAATCAACCTAAACAATTTTTAGCGGAAAGCGCAAAAGATAAAATTTGGTTTAAGGACAATATTAAATTCATCATGTCGCATTTTAATAAAAGACATGACCGTATTTCCAGAATTAGAAAAAAAGATGATTTAGAAAACCCCATTGATGAAGTGGTGAGAATGTATACTTACTACTTGGGGCGACAATGGAATAAAGATTACTATTACACAACTCAAGATCAAAACAATTGCGATTTACCAACAGTATGGATTAATGGTCAAAAGGTGACTTCTTTAATCGACTACATGGTGGGTAATGCAATTAAAATGATTGAGAACATTGAGCCAAGTGTAAAATCTCAAAGTAAGAATGCAATCAATCGTAAAACGGAGATTCTTCAAAAAGCCTTATTGAAATTTGATGTACCAGAGCTTTTTGATATGTTATCTCAGTATGGTGTAGATTACGCACCCTTGGGTAATAAAACCGAAAACATGGAAGTTCCAGAAGACGTGTATCGTTTTATGGAATACGACTACCAAGAGTATGCAGAAGTATTGGCGACCCGTATGTGCGAAGACATTCTTTTGCGTAATACATTTAAACAAAAATTAAAACAAGCCTTTTTGTATACTTTACTTGGGGGCTATGTAGGAATAGAAAATAGAATTGAAAATGGTAAGCAGTATTTTGATGTTGTGCTTCCTCACAACCTTATTGTTGATAGGGCGAAAGATGATGATTTCAATTCTGAGGCCCGTTTCGTAGGTAAAGTAGATTGGTTAAATATAACTGATATCGTAGAAAGATACCAAGATTCTTTGACTACTGCGGAACTAGAGGAGATTAAACAGATTAACATGAACAATCTGTATCAGCTTTTAGATTTGACTACTCACCCCTATGCAACTAACTGGGCTTTTAATGTAAACAATCTTCCAACCTTGGCTTGTGTAACAGGTTATTGGGTAGGCACAAAAGATTTGGGTTATGAGAAGTCAGGCGATAAATTTGGAAACACACACTACAGTAAAATTCGTAACGACAGAAAAGGTCAGTATTGGACTAAGACAATTTACAAAGGAACTCTAATCGGAAACAAATATATTGTTGATGCCGAGGAGGTGACCAATATTGTTCGTAAACACGATAACCCTGGCGATGTCGAGTTGCCGTTGAAAGTGTTTATTCCAAATATGGTAATGGGTGAGAATCGTTCTGTTGTTGCTCGTTTACACCAACACCAAGATCGTATTGATTACATCACCAACGAGATTACAAAAATGTTGAACAGGGCCAAGGGTAAAGTTTATCTAATTAACAAACAAAAATTAGGAACTGCTGCGGCAAAGGATGTTATCTCTGATTTTGAACGTATGGGTATTCACGTCACTGACGGGTCTGCCACAGGTGAAGACTTTGTTGCGGGGCAAGATGCACGTATGGTTGAGGTTGTAGATATGACCTTAGATCCGAATGTGAATCTATTAATAAATTTACGCCAAGAAGAAGAGAGACTAATGGAAGAGATTGTAAATATTCCAAAGGTTGCTTTAGGACAACAACAAGGTTATGTAGGAGCAAAAACCCAAGCCGGTACTATTGCACAATCTAACTTAGGAACTACTTATTTATACCAAGGCTTTGTTGAATTTTTTGAAAAAGAATTGGCTTTTGCTTTGAATCAATTTAAAGTATCTCTAATGACAGAGTCCGAACAAGAGATTCCGGTAGTAGGAACTCGTGGTAAGGAATACTTAAAAATTACTAAAGATTTTCAATTTGAAGAATTGGGAGTTTATATCCGGGTTAAAGACTTGATGGATGATCAGGCACGTGAACGTTTGTTAGGATTGGCACAAGCTGCAATGCAAAACCAAGTGATTGATATGTTGGATTACATCAGAATTGAAAAATGTAAAACATACACCGAAGTCATCAACGAATTGGATTACAGCATCAACAAGAGAAAGAGGGATACTGAAAAACAACAAGCCATGGCACAAATGATGCAACAAGCACAAATGGAGCAACAAGCACAACAGCAACAACAAATGCAAGGCATGAAAGAAGAGGGTGCAAATTACCGGAAAGAATTGGATGTTCAAGGACGTATGGCTGGTGAAGCAATGAGTCAAGCATTAAAAGAGGGCGGAACTCCAGAAGAGGGTATGATGCAAGAAGAAGGAAACCTAGAGCAAATGCCCCCTGAACAAATGCAACAACAAATGCAATAAATAAAAAATGTTGTACATTTGTATATAATATACTAAATTTGTAAAATATATGTCAGAAGAATTCTTCACCCAAATTGCTGATGAGCTTAGAAGCAATCAAGCTGCCCCTGTCGCACCGATAGTAGAAGTGCCAGAAGAAAAAATCGAAACGGCCTCAGAACCTATCATTGAACCTATCACCGAAGTTAACACCGAAGTTAATGCCGAACCAGCGGCTATAAAAGAATGGTGGGATAATGAATCAACTGTACCTCAAAAAACAGAGACTGCTAAAACAGAAGAAGCACAATTTGATTTAGATGATGATTTAAAATTGATTATGGAGTACAAAAAAAGCGGGAAATCTCTTGCTGATTTTGTTAAAGAATACAAAGTAGAAGACTATAGTGCGTGGAATGATGAGCAAATTGTGAAGTCTGGTTTAAAAGAATTCATGAATTTGAGCGATGAAGAATTAGAGCAGGCAACTTATGAGTTTGAATCTGCATCTATATTACAAAAGAAACAATGGGCCCAAGATTTTAGGCAGAAATTTGAAAGTAAGAACGAAAATAAACTGAAAGAGTTAAAAAGTTCTAACACTCAAAATTCTCAATATCAAGAGGCTGTTGCTAATAAATACAACCAAGAATTAACTAATTTTTCTCAAGAGATTGTAGGTAAAGAAGTTTATGGATTAAAAGTTACAGACGAAATGTCTAAGGACTTGAAAACTTTCATAGACACAGAATTTACACTTCAAAGAGAGGATGGTTCATTTGACGTTGAAAAGATGTATTCTATTGGCCTATGGCTAAAATATGGAAAGGATCTTGTAAAAGCTAACATTACAAAAGCACGCAATGAAGGTAAAGAACAGGTTATTCGTGAAGTGAGTAACCCTAGTAAAAACATGACAGGCGGTGGGCGTAGTGTTGGTTCTGGACTTGAGGCCGCACAAGAGGCTTTTAATACCTACTTCCCGGGTTAATGGGAAACCACAAAAAATAAAAAACACAAAAAATGTCAACTATTTCAAATCTCCCTTTAAGTCAATCTTTATTGCTTAAGGGACTTTCTTTGCCTAATAAAATGGCAATGGTGTATGCTCAAGATTATGGGTATAACGTTTTGACTCAGCTTACTTCTAAATTGTCTTCTTCTATCTCTAGCCCACAAGCTAAGATTGAGATTTCTTCTTTGGGTAACTTGGGTGTATTCTCTAAAGTTAACGTAGCTATCAATACCACTACTGGTGTAGTTGGTTTGACTGATGTATCTAAGTTCCGTATCGGTGACATCGTTGCTG